ACTTGTTCTTGTAGTCATAGTTTTTGATGACGACACCTTCGCCAGCGCCTTCACCATCCTTCACCAGATAGTGTGCCTTGCTAAGACACTCAGTGAAGTGGTCGATGCTGCCGTTCTTGATGATGGCAACAGGGGCAATGACGTTGATGCCAGCAGCAACAAGTGGTGCTGAGTATTCGTCATAGCTAAGCAGTCGTTCTTTGTTACGATCAAACACATCGAACACATAGAACTTGCGCCATGCATCGTCGTTGTAGGTCTTCAGTGTGTGCGGCACAAGCCATTCACCGTAGAGGATGAGGTCACGATCATTGTTCAGGAAACTAATGACGGCTTTATCAACCATCATAGCGTTCATGAAACCAGCGTTGTCATTGTCAGGTGACAACTCACGGTTACGACTTCCGCACCGCAACGTACCATGCTCAAACCACACACTGCCGTTAGTACCGTCCAGCTTAGGGAAGACGTAGCACGTCCCCACTTCAATGCCTTCCACTTCGGTGTTGCCGTAGCGTTCAAGGTGTTGATATTTAATGAAGCTCATACTTTCTTTTTCCTTTCAAGTTTCTCTTGATCAGTTTTGATTTTATGACAAGGCTTACACAGCACTTGCAGATTCTTCATCTCACAGAACATACGATCAATGAAGTTGTCCCATGTAGTGAAGCCCTTCTTAGGGTCTACAACGGGCTTGATGTGATCAACCTGTACGTCTGTAACAACAAAGAGTTGTTTGCATTCAGCACACTCGTAATGCATCGCCAGCTTACCCGTCTTAGCATTAACCTTCCTGCCCACAAAAGCTTCTTTCAAAGCCTTGTACTTAGGAGGCCAACGCCTTGACGCAGCACGTAAGGCAGAGGTCACGAAAGACTTGAATCGTGCCTCTGTCCATTCACCACCATTGCGTTCTTTAACGGTCACTGGACACCGCTTCAAACGCTAGGTTAGTCATGTCGAGTTGATCTTTGGTGTCAACCAAGATGTTCTCAACAATACCGCACACATCAGCAACGTCGAGAGCAACGAAGTAGTAGTGACAGTCTTCAGGTTCTTCAACACCAACAACGAAGCCGTTCTCTGCTGTACTAATTGTAATCTTCATGCGAGTCCTTCCACGTCTACATTTCTAAAGCATACATCGTCGATGTTCAGTCGAGACAATGCGTAGACAACATGCTCTTTCAAGTCTTCAACAAGCAAGTCTTCGTTGGTGTAGACGCTGTCAAGTTCTGAGTTGTCTACTTCGGCCACAAAGGTCAGTGTAATCTTAGCCACGATCTTCTCCTATTTCAAATGCCAACAAGTATAGCAGGCAACACAGGGCGTGAGCGAGATGGCTCTTACCAGTTTCAGGGTCTAGCTTTTCACCAGCAGCATAGGCAGTGAAGTGACGAAAGCCTGCGTCGATATAACGCTGCTTAGCATTCGGTACTTTCTTCCAGTTGTCTGGTGCATACTTCTTCGCGCCGTAGGTCAACACATCAACAACTTCTTTCAAGGCTTTGAAGGGCAGCAAAGACCATTGAGGTTTGTCGTTGTCAAACTTGACACCAGTAGCACCAGCAATAGCACCAGTATTGATACGCCGCTGCCCTGCAATGTTATTGAACGCTACCTGTTCAGGGTCATACTGTGGTTTAGGAATCTGTCGAGCCACCATAGCTTCACCGTGGTTGTCAATGTTCTTGAACACGTCGATGGCTACCCAATTACTGTAGTTTCTACAAGAATTACAGGGTTCGTCGGTTGAGTCTTTTGTCTCATTGAAACAAGTCCAACAAGTCTTATCAGTCACTGCACACCCCCAATCGTCTTCGTATACTTAGACAACACAAACTCAGCATCCTTGACATCATCAAGTTCGTCAAGTGCTGACTGGTCGTAGTTGGCCTTCACTCTATCAAGAAAGCGATCAGCCAATGTAGGGTCTTCATCAATGAGTTGTACAGTGGTGGCAATAATCATACCGATGTGAACAAGACTGGTGAAGTCTTCTTCGTCCATACTGACAGGACCAATACCGCTGAGCAACACTTGAAAAGAACCATCCCACTTCTCACCCTTTTTGCAATGAGGACGCAGCACGACAGCTACATCATTCGGCATCAGTTTGTTTGCTTTGGTGGCTTCCATATTTGACCTTCATGTCTGCGTAAAAAAAGAAGATGTGCATTCTCTATGACACGTTCTTCAACACCGTCATAGGCTTCAACACATCGGTGATACATTTCACATTCATCAACAGCACCTTCCAATATCTTCTCAGCTTTCACTGGTCCAATACCTCTCAAGCCAATGATGTTGTCGGCAGTGTCTCCTGTCAAGATTTGCATGTACAGTTTATGCACAGCTTCTTCAGGTGTGATGTAGTAGGCAGTCTTCTTGATGAAGTTGTAATGCCATCCCGCCACCTGATCTAAGTCTTTATCTAAGGAGACAATGACACCCTCGTCACCAAGGGTTGTTGCATCTGTAGCAATGGCATCGTCTGCTTCGATACCATCATAGACAACAGCGCCCCAATGGTCAACCAAGTGTTGTCTCACCGCAGCTAAATGCTTAGGTTTAACTTTGTCCACTCTGTTGCCCTTGTAAGGCGCTGTCACAGCTACGTTGTATCGGAAGTTGTTCTTACCTGTAAGGTAGAGTTGCCACCGATCTACATAACCACATTTGTCTACACCACACATGAGAGTGTTGATGATGAGACTGTCAACGGATCGACAAGCTTGTTCAACATCTTCATCCTCACATGCAGCCGATGCCCTGTACCCGAATATGTCCGAGTCTAGGAGCGCCTTCATCAGTCACTCAAACCAACAGGCTCTTGTTCTTCTGAAACCTGTGCAGCTTGGAACTGCTGAACTAGCTTCTGATGCAATGGATAAGCACCAGATTCTGTTGGTAGTTGTCCAAGCACACGGACAATGAAAGCAGCTTCATTTGTTTCAAGTGTGAAGGTAGTCATTACAGTACATCCTCATCATCAACAGACACGTTGTTAGCACCAGCGTATTCAACCAAGTCAGTGACAACCAACTTAGCCAACGAAGGGCTGACACCTTTTTGTTCTTGTACGTCCAGCTATAAGCACTGATCATACACACAGCTTTGCTACCATTGCCAATGTCTTCGATGATGTCAACACCGTCTGTATCAAAAGCTTTGATTGGCTTCTGAGACTTGCAGGTAATGTACTTACCCATCTCAGGCTTCTTCTCGGCGTTCTCCTGAATAGAGATGCCCATGTCTTCCAGTGCAGCAACTGCTTTGTCAGAAAGATTACACAGATTTACCTGATATGCATCAGACATTTCGTTCTTACGATTGAGTTGTGCCCAATAAATGTCGCACTTCAGTTTCACTTTATCACTCATTTGAGTTTCCTTTGGTTTGTTGCTGACCAATTTAACAGGGGTCAGCTTCCTGCATCTCGTCATTGTATCACCAGCTTTTCAGCAGCGTCAATGTAGTATTGATAGTCAAGGTCTTTCCATGTGAAGTCATTGATGTCGTTGCATGTCCACATTCCGTAGCCTTCACCAATACCTATACGGCGTGGCTCAGCTTCTTCCTTCAGAGGTGGCATCACTTTGACAAGGCTACCACCAGCATTGCATGCATAGAACCTGCACATGTTCTGTTGCTGCACCTCAGTGCCATCATCCATCACCATCACAAGCTTGCTGCTACGTGGCACTTTAACCCGCAACATAAAGTCATACTTGTTCTTGTGACCTTTGATGTATACGTCAAGTGGAATACCTTGAAGCATCGCAGCTTCAGCAGCTTTCGGTATCACAAGCCCACCCTGATCTTGATGCCAGCCTAGTCCTTCGTATTGATAAGCACCCTTACGTTTCACCTTACCGTCTGTATACACAGCGATATAATTGTTCACGTCACGAATAATCATCTTTGAATACTCAGCATACTCAAGCTGCAGACCAACTTGCTTCTGCCACGCATCACAGACTCTGTCGTATTGGTCACGCTTATCACGAGGCAGCTTCACAGTGATACCGTCTGTGTTGACCTGCACAATGGACAAGCCTTCAATGTACATCAGCTTGTCAGCCAACAGGCACAGGCTAAGCTGACCGTTGATGGTGATCGTCATCGTATACTGAGGGTCATAGAAGGGGCTGTACTTGTTATTGCTATCCCCGTACACACCGTTCAAAGCAAGCTTCAACATGGCGTTCTCAGCCGTGTTCTTGGCATAGCTTTTACGTTGGTTGTAAACGTCTTGATAGATGTCACAGAACTTCTCAGACAAGTGTTCAGGGTAGACACGGTTAGCAATAGCAATGTTGGGATACATGGACGCAACGTCAGCGTCAATAATCATGTGAGTATCACTGTCGCTAACGATGGTGCTCTCGATAGACCCGTGAATACCACCAGTACCGAAGTCGAAACGAAAGCCACCGATGGATACGTTCAAGTTGGTAGCAACTTTCCAGTTCTTCCAATAGCTGTATTGTTTCTCACCCTTCTTCTTAGCCTTCAACTCTTCCTCTGACACCCAACCAAGCGGGTGCAACTCTTTGAAGGCAGCAACAACATCATCGCTTGGTTTGTTAAACCACTTCTGACGCTTCGTCACCATCTCAGCATAGGCAGATAAGTCACCAAGATCGTGCTCTTCAATGTCCGACAACGCACCTTTGGTTTCTGTCAAAGACTGTGACGCAAACCATTGCAACACAAGCTGAAACTCAGGACGCTGGAAGTCGTAATAGTTGAACAGACAGTCTTTGATGTGGATGACATCACGCTTAGTCTGGTTCAGATGACGCTCACCCTTCTTACCAATGCGATAGCAACTACCCGGCATGTCCTCTTCAAGACGCATGATGAAGTAGTCTTTACCAATCTTGGTATCGTTGTGGTTGAGGAAGTTGCGGTTGTACTTGACAGACAACTCTTCACGGAAGTTGATTTGTGACAGGCATTCTTTGTAGAACAACAGAGTCATCTTCACATCGTGCATGTTGTATGCAAGCAACACTTCAACTTCATCGTCTGTCAAGTCACTGTGTGGATCATATGGCAGGTCAACAATACTGTCGGCCTTCATATTAAACTCAAGCGCCTTCAGCGATGTAGCCCTTGCAGGGTTATCGAAGTGCATGATTTTGTACAGGTCAATCTGTTGCACATAACACTGGTTGTCACGTATGATGTGACCGAACCTGTCGTCAGATGCAATGATTGACTGAGCCTTCTTGTAGACCCGTGTAGCCACAGCCTTACCGGATACAGTGAGGGCTTTGTCGCGCACAGAGATGAGGTCATGCAACACAGGGTAGTCAAAGCCTATGTTGTTGTACCCCACCATCCTGTGCTTCTTACGCTTGAGTTCGTCAAGGAAACTGAACAGCTTGTCAGCTTCGTTCTTTCGTTGTGAACATTCAAACGCTACAACATGCGACTCGTCAGCACTAATCGCTGAGAACGTGAACGCTGTCTTGTACGTCTCTATGTCCCATAGGTAATCCATCTTCTTTTCCTCTTGGTTTAGGGAACAGTCTATCACGATACGCATTCATCAGTGAAGCACTCACGTTCTGAATAGCATACGCCTCAATCTCACTGCCGGGATTGTCTTCACCTATATACCTGAAGTATTCCTGCACCACATGGACGGCTTCATGTACTAACAATGTTGCAACGTCAACACCGTCTGCTTCAGGCTTCAAAGGGATGCAAACAATGCTCACTCGACTACCCCTTGGTGTGTCGAAATAGTGCGTGGTTGCTAGTGAATCAGGCAGTAACCACCTGTCCCACTCTGCAATGGGTACTTTCAAAGACCGTAACGTCTTGTAATACTCTTGCTCAGTGAAACAAGCACATAGATGATCACTCTCTATTAGCGTCCTGTTCAGCCACTTCATCAGGTTTGTCCTCTGGTTGTTCCTGTCTGTCCCTACCGAAGATAGCATCCCATCGGTTGCTCCACTCTTCATCAGCAACTGAACGGGGTCGTTGTGTGTGTCCTTTACCACCGTCACTGGTCATCATGTGCCTCCATATTCACGGCTAAGCAACTCCTGCTCAGCGTCATCAAGCAAAGCATAAAGCTTAGCCAACTCTGTGTTGCCTACCATGTAGGCTTCACGCTCAAGTTCTGCGTAGGTCTTTTTCATAGTTAGTCCCAAAGGCTTTGAAAGAAAATACCAAACAGCTTAGTGCCGTTGGTGATACGTTCGTGATGTTTCTGAAGACCAGCGTAGTCACACTTTATCTTTGCAAGCTGGTCATTGATGTCAGCTTCTTCATCAACTTCAGAGTGGTCATAGAACTGGGATTCGTTGTCGTCATCAGCGATCTGTCCCATCGCCCAAATCATTTCATCAATGACATAGTCCCATCGTTTGAAATGATTGGAGTCCACATCCCACGCACACTCTTTAGGTGGTGCTGCTGTAGAGCGAAGATGTTCTGGTACATACTCGTCATCAACCAATGGAGCACCGTGTTTTGTAGCCTTCAACTGCTTGAGCATTGGCACGATGATGAGGGCTAAGGTGTGGTCCATACTCCACGTGTCGTAGGGATCGATGACGATTTTCACTCGACGTGGAATGTCGCTTTTAGGATAGCGTCCGATGCTTACTTTCATTGTGCTCTCCGGTTGTTAAGTATCTGTAACAAGATGTTGATCGACTGCACCAACATCATCTGTTCCATTGGGTCAAGCTGGTGGTACTGTGGTATAGGGTGGGGCCACTTCTTCGCAATGGCGTTCCAGTATTGTTCTACATCACTCATAACATGTCCTGTTCTACTTCGGTCTGGAACATTCTACCTGTCTCTTTGTTGTACAGCAAGTGACAAGCTGGTCCTGTAATACCTGAGTATCTATTCTTGAGCACACGTACATGGGTGGTGTTGCGCTCAATCAAGTCTTCGGCCTGACCATTACGCTCAAGACCCAACACCATGTCGCTAAGCTGTGCAATGGATGCTGACCCGCGAAGCTGAGCCAATGATGTAGCTGCACCTTCTTCATGACCCTTGTCAGACGGACGCTTCAGGTGGCTGACCAAGATGAGAGCGATGTTGGTTTCTTGCACCAACATACGCAGCTTCGTCATCACCTCGTCCAAGGCTTTGCGTTCATCACCACTCTCTTGACTTGAGATGATGATGGACAAGTGGTCAAGGAACACATACTTGCATGACATACCCTTTGCCAGATAGCGAACACGGTTGACAATGTTCTCAATGCTTGTCGATCCGAAGTGGTCGAACAGGTAGAGCCGACCAGTACCAAGCGTTGCATCGAAAGCGTTCTTGCGTTCTTCATCAGACACAACAGCATCAGGTAAGTGCAGCGGTGCATTGGCAGCAAGCGACATCATAGACAGTGCAGTCTTACGCACACTCTCTTCCAAGAACATCAGACCAATGTTGTCTGGTGTGTTCTGAATCAGATGCCACACCAACTCACGCAACACCTGAGACTTACCCAAGCCTGAGCCTGCAGTGATGGTGACAAGTTCACCAAGTCGGAGGCCATATGTGAGTTCGTTCAGTCCGTCCCAAGGATACTTGCAATCTGCAGGTGCCATAGGCTCAGACACTACATCCCACAGTGTGCTACCAGAGACGATACCGTCTGGTACAAACTGCTCAGCCCTCCACCAGCGGTCAACAAACTGTGCTTCTTTGCTTGCTGACAACCAGTCACATGCATC